ATAACCAGTATCTGTGTTGATATCTTCAGGCATTCTAAATGCCAGTTTAATATAAGTTTGGCCTTCTTGCCAGTTTACAGATCCTTCGGAGTTTTCAGGACCAGTGCCCGGAATGGTAAAATTACCATGCCCGCTATCTCCTAAATAATAAGGATCTCCTAAAATAGTTAAGTCAACATTAAGCAAGCCCTGGTCATGATTTACAATATCCATAAACTGTCTAGCTGCTAGTGTTGCAGCATCATCAAAACTTGCTCCGCCAAATAGGGTTGTTCTAGAACCTATCTTATCCCTTCTTGCCACTTCAGGTCCTATAGTACCACTAGGCTCAGGTTCTGGGGGTGTTCCACCAGAATGCGTAGGGGCTGCATTACTTGATCTGGCTGCTAGATTCTTATCATCAGAGTTTGATCCACCGTCAGCATTAAACTGTCGATAAAAACCAATATTGTAATCTATATTCCAATCAAGAATATCGTAGTTTTCACCTGTGTATAACCAGTTGTATTCTCTTACAACTGCTGGCGGTGCTGATGTAGTATTAGGTGGATAGAAGTGTGCTGCGTCTATTAGGTAAGGCACTACTCTAAAAATTACTTTTTTAGCCTTTTCACCTGTTTTAGGATCTTCGGAAGAAGTTTGATGGAAATGTGTTTCGACTCGCCACCAGGTAACTTTAGGTCCAGGATTAGTTAACGCCTTACGACCATAATCACTTGACAGAATTACTTGGTTAATAATGTCTTGAACAGTAGCGCCTTTGGCAAATTTGTAATCACCGTTTTGAGTATCAACTTGGATTTCTCCTCGTTTATAAATTCCATTTTCGTAGGTTGCACCTTCTTTTGCAAAGGGACTGTCTGCTCTATTATATTGATCTAAACCTAGACCGGCTTCTCCAATAACATTACCATCTCCGTTGCCAGTGTAAGGTGCTGTAGGAAAACATATTTCAATTTCGTGTGCATACGTTACTGTTTTCTTACGGTCCTGATCGTCTTTAAATTTTTTATTAACAATTTGTTTTAAACTTTTTTCAGCATCTTTTAATAATGCTTTAACTGTCTTAGGTCCGTTTTTATCACAGCTAATATTTGAATCAGTTTTTATTTCTGCAAAACTATTAGACATGCCGGCTTCATTCCACGGATATGCTTCTACGTTGTATTCCGTTCCTTTTTTAGTCACTCTCATATCTACTTTCATTATCTTCATATGGATGTATTTGTCAGTTTTAGGAATTGTTTGAAACAGTTCATCGGCTCCAAAGTGTCCTTTAAATTTTATACTAAGCATGTAGGGTGCTTGAAGATAATTTTCATGACCAGCTGCTTTAGCAGCCAATTGCAGTGACTCCCAGAATTTACCCATACTATACGGTTCAATAATTTTAAAGGTAATTTTATGTACATTAGAGTTACCTGCTTGCTGACTTAATCCCATGTTACCAGTTAAGTTTACATCATCTATGTAAGTAGTTGCGCCTATTGTAGGAGTGTTTGGTTCTCCTTCAAGCACTATAGGAACACCAGCTCCGTTCCTAAGGCCGCCGTTGGCTTCTCCGTCTGATAATGCATAGAGACCAAATAGATAATTGTAAGAAGCAAAGGCATGCAATGGATTAGACTTTATTGAGCTAGCAGAAGAGCCTCCGCCTAAAGCTGCGCCAGCACCGCCAAATGCGCTAGAAACTGCTCCTAAGGCATTTGCAACTGCTCCAACTGCGGCAACGCCGGCAGCAATGCCCGCGGCAGCGCCTGCTAGTCTACCGGCAGCATTTGCTAATCCAGAATTACCAGTTAGTGCGCCAATAGCGCCAACCGCGGCTGCGGCAGATCCAACTCCGACTGCTACTCCTGGTAAAGCACTTATAACTCCTGTTCCAACATTTGTTAAACCATTAACAGCAGAATTTTTAATAGTTGTTGCTGAACGTTGAGCTGATCCTAACAGGCTAGTTGCTGACTGAACTGTACCAGTTAGTGTTGCTGTGGCTTTACTTGCTGCCGTGTTAAATGTTGCTACATTTTTGAGCAATGCCATATTACAATCCTAAAAATTTAAATAGATTATTACCTTTAGGGATATAAATTTTTATACCTGGAATAAAATCATAGATAGGATCTTGTAAAACATTTAAATTTCGTTGTGTAAAGACCCACCAAAGTTTAGTAGTTTTATATAAATCGTATGACAGTAAGTCTGGACGATGAGAATACTGTGGTTCGACTGTATAAAGAAAATCATCTATGTCCGCAGGTATAGGTCGAATTGTTAAAAAATCTAAATAGTTTCCAACAATAGGAGTGTCTTTCCAAGGACTAGTTTCATTATAATTTGCTGGCATTAGATGAATCCTCCGCTGCCACCGCTGATAAACGATTGTAAATCAAATGTTTTAATTTTTTCTCTACTGTAAATTGGTTGTAAGGTTACACTAAATGTACTTTTAATAGGTACATGACTAGATCCAGTATTAATATAATCAACTCCGTTGGGTAAATCTATTGAATAGTTCCTAATGATTACCGGGATATCTTTGAATACATAATCACCGTAGGCATTAAATTTTAAAATAATTGGAGGATTACCGTCTTGGAACATTTTTGTACTTGCTCTTAAAAAATTAACTGCCTGTGACCATGCTGGCGCTTGACTAGCATCTTCAACAAAAAACGGACCATTAACTGTAATTGATTCTGCTTTACTATTTTGGTAAGCAAAAAAACTATAGTTTTGATGTGTTAACGGTACTTCTTCATATTGGGCTCCACCGCTAACTGAAATTGTCGGAGTATATGGGAATACAAATTTCCCTGTGGCTCCGGATAATCTAACACGCCAATCGCCGGCGCCGCTGCCAAACGCATTTCCTAGTGTGCTTGTTACTCTCATTCCGCCGCCGCCGCCTCCGCCAGCGCCTCCGCCAAACAGTGAACCTATGGAGCTAAATGCACTACCTATAGCACCAACAGAATTAGCAATTCCGCCCACAGCTCCTATGGTCTGATTAACTGCACCACTAAATAGTGCGGCTCCTTGTGCAAACCTAGCTATAGGATTTCCGCCAGGAGGCAAATTAATACTGCGAAGAGCAGAAATTGACTGTACTGCACTTTGTGCTCCGCTTATTGCTCCAGAGATTCTAGCAGCTTCTCCGGCAACTGTTCCTAGTGTTCCCATTGCTTGAGTAGCAGCTGAACCAATAGATGAGAACGAACCGACCGAGCCTGAAAATCTATCAAATGGACCTGGCATTATTGGACTCCTTAGTCACTGTATTTAGTTGACAAAATTAAGTACATAGTTTATAATAAGAGAAAATAGGACTACTATGAAAGTTAATTACCTCAATAACAAAGATTTACTAGAAGAAATACACAAAAGCAAAAATACATATTGTAGTTTTCTGCAACCAGAATATCATAGATACGATCTTATACTACCCAACATTGATAAAATTAATATTAGAACTATTGCAGAAGCTAAACGAGCGCAGGCTAAACGTCTAGGCCAAGAAGAATATCAAAAGCGTAAAGCTCTTGGCGAGAAAGTTAAACAAGCAGATACAGAAGTTGACTATAAGAAGATCAATAAAACAGATGTAGTATTCCGTATTATGACGTTTGATCATATTCCGCTTAATAATACTCGTAAAAAGAATCCTAAAACACTTGCTGACCATAGAGATAAAGTAAACTTTCCGCCTTTCCAACACTGGAAATTTGATGAAAACGATATTCTAGTATGTGTAGGGAAAAGCCATTGGAAAGGCGATTTAGAAAAGGGCAAGTTTAATAAAGAACACGGGCAGATTACTAATACTCTAGCCCGTATGTATATTAAACTATGCGAAAGATATGCTACAAGAGGTAACGTTCGTGGATATACTTACAATGATGAAATGCGAGGGCAAGCAATTTTACAGCTTACTCAAATTGGTCTACAGTTCGATGAAAGTAAATCGGACAATCCTTTTGCTTATTTTACTGCCGCCGTTACTAACAGTTTTGTTAGGATTATCAACTTAGAAAAACGTAATCAAAACATCCGTGATGATCTATTAGAGATTAACGGGATGAATCCAAGTTACTCAAGAACTGGGTCTGGAGAACATGCTGCCGCTGTCAAACGATTCGACGAAACTACTGATTGACCTGTAGGCGTAAAACAACTATAATAGTCTAATGGAGATACTATATTGAGTAACCTTTTTAAACGAGTAGCCTGTTTCACGGACATTCACTTTGGATTAAAGTCTAACAGCCAAGTACACAATCAAGATTGTGAAGACTTTGTTGACTGGTATATTGCCAAAGCTAAAGAGCAAGGATGTGACACAGGTATTTTTATGGGCGATTGGCACCATAACCGTAACAGTCTTAATATTACTACTATGGACTATAGCCTTAGGGCGTTAGAAAAACTTGGTGCGGCATTTGATCAATTTTTCTTTTTTCCAGGTAATCATGATCTTTACTACAAAGACAAGCGTGACATCCACTCAGTCGAATTCGGAAAGTATATTCCTGGCATTACTGTGGTGCATAAACCTATGACTGTTGGCGATGTAACTATGTGTCCGTGGCTTGTAGGCGATGAATGGCGTACTGTGGGCAAGCAAGGTGGCAAATATATATTTGGTCACTTTGAATTGCCTAGCTTCTTTATGAACGCTATGATACAGATGCCAGATCATGGCGAAATTAACCTTGACAGCTTTAAAGGTTATGAGTTGGGATTCAGTGGACATTTCCACAAACGCCAACAACAGCGCAATATGATCTATATTGGCAATGCATTTCCACACAATTATGCAGATAACTGGGATGATGACCGTGGCATGATGATACTTGAGTGGGGCGGACAGCCAGAATATCACACATGGCCTATGCAGCCTACATTCCGCACGGTTAAACTAAGCGAACTAATTGACAACGCAGACACAATTATTAAACCTAACCAACATCTACGTGTTAGTTTAGACATTGATATCAGTTATGAAGAAGCTAGTTTTATCAAAGAGAAGTTTATGGCAGACTATGCGATACGTGAACTAACGCTTATTCCAGAAAAGAAAGATATTGAGATTAACACAGATATTGATATTCAAGCATTTGAAAGTGTAGATCAAATTGTCTCCAATCAACTTGTTAATATTGAAAGTGATACTTTTAATAAAAAGATCCTGTTGGAGATTTATAATAGCCTATGATTAAAATTAAAGATTTAACAGTTAAGAACTTTATGAGCGTGGGTAATCAAACCCAAGCTGTGAACTTTTGCAGAGAACAACTAACACTGGTGCTAGGTGAAAACTTAGATCAAGGTGGCGATGACAGTGGATCACGTAATGGTACGGGTAAAACTACCATTGTCAATGCATTAAGCTTTGCTCTATACGGTACTGCTCTTACAAACATCAAAAAAGACAACTTAATCAACAAGATTAACAACAAGAACATGTTAGTTACCTTAACTTTTGACAAGGATGGTAACAATTATAAGATTGAACGTGGGCGCAAACCTACAATCATGAAGTTCTATGTTAATAATCAAGAGCAGAGCACAGAGACAACTGATGATAGTCAGGGCGACATGCGTGAAACGCAAAAAGATATTGACGAGCTGTTAGGCATGAGTCACGATATGTTCAAACATATTGTAGCTCTTAACACCTATACAGAACCGTTTCTTAGCTTGAAAGCTAATGAACAACGTGAGATCATTGAACAGTTATTAGGCATTACTCTGCTGTCAGAGAAAGCAGATAGTCTTAAAGAACAGATTAGGCTGACAAAAGAAAATATCTTTCAAGAATCAGCAGATATTGAAGCTGCTAAGAAGTCTAACGACAAGATTCAAATTAGTATTACTGGTTTAGAGACTAGACAGTCAGCATGGTATGCACAACAGAAAACAGACTGTATAAAGATTGCAGACTCGATTACAGAACTACAAAGTGTTGACATTGAACGAGAGTTAACGCAACATGCTAAGTTAAAACAGTACGAAGATCATGCTGCCAAGATTAAAAGTCTTAATAAAGAAAAATCAACACTTGAAACTGCTGTAATACAAGCAGATAAAAGTGTAACCAAGTATACAAAAGAACTAGAACAGTTAAAGAACAAGACTTGTCCTGCGTGTGAGCAAGGGTTACATACACACAAGCACGAAGAAATGTCTGCAACTGCTGAAAAGAATCTTGCAGATGCTATGATTTATCTACAAGGTGTTAGCGACAGCTATGCTAGTGTCATGCAAGAGTTAGAAACTATTGGTGATATTAATGGTAGACCGAAAACTTATTATGACACTATTGAAGAAGCACTCAAGCATCAAAACAATCTTGTCAGTTTAGAAACTGCATTAGCCACTAGACAACAAGAAACAGATCCTTATCAAGAACAAATTGACGATCTTAGACACACTGCTATTCAAGAAATATCGTGGGATAATGTTAACTTGTTGAATACCATGAAGGATCATCAAGAGTTCTTGTTAAAGTTGTTGACTAATAAGGATTCGTTTATTCGTAAGAAGATCATAGATCAAAACCTTGCCTACTTGAACAATAGACTAACCTACTATCTTGACAAGATGGGGTTGCCGCATCAAGTAAGTTTCTTAAACGACTTAAACGTTGAGATTACACAGCTAGGACAAGATCTAGACTTTGATAACTTGTCTCGTGGTGAACGCAATCGTTTAATTCTAGGATTGAGCTGGAGTTTCCGTGATGTATGGGAAAGCCTGTATCAAAACATTAACTTGTTATTCATCGACGAACTTATTGACAACGGATTAGATGCAAACGGTGTAGAAAATGCCTTAGGTGTACTTAAGAAGATGGCACGTGAACGTAAGAAGAACATCTATTTGATCTCACACAAAGACGAGTTGATTGGTCGTGTTAATAACGTGCTCAAGGTTATTAAAGAAAACGGCTTTACCAGCTACGCAAATGATTTAGAAATAGAAGAATGACAACTAAGCATCTCCATGAAGCGTTGATGAAAGAGTTTCGCAAGTATTTTGAAGAAAATCAAGACTGGGAAACTACAGAATCACACGCTTCTGGTATTAGGCTAAGAAGACACCTATACGAAATTAGGCGAATCGCATTAGAAATGCGAGCAGAAATTATAGAAATACGCAGTCTTAAACCAAAAATTAAATCACCAAAATACAGAGAAGCACTACTAAAAGAACAGCTCGCTCAAAAACAACAGGCACAAGACGGTACCGGCACTAACTAAGTGCATGTCATGGTATTATCAAGGAACTTTAATCGAAACCCTACCCGAAGAGTGTATTGGGTTCGTTTATTGCATCACTAATACCATAACTGGTCGCAAATATATAGGCAAGAAATTAGCAAAATTCTCTAAAACAACTTATAAAACAATAAAACAAAAAAACGGCATAAAGAAGAAAAAGAAGATTCGTTCTAAAATTGATTCTGACTGGCGTGAATACTATGGCTCAAGCGATCATCTAACAAAAGATATAGAAACTCTAGGCGCAGAGAATTTCAAAAGAGAAATACTTTACTACTGCACATCAAAGGCTGAATGCTCATACATAGAGGCAAGAGAACAATTTACAAGACGTGTTCTCGAAAGTGACGACTACTACAACGGACAGATATCTGTCCGTGTACACGGTTCTCACATTAAAGGCAAACAATTAAACGGTTAAAGCTCGCACAGGCTAATTTCGTGTGCCGAACAGAAGAAACCTGGACCTAGTGTCGCAGGGATCCGTAGACTCTTGCCGTTAAGAGCACTCAATCAGTATCCTTCACAGGACCAAGATCGCAAAGCTGCCGCGGTTTGATTGTTTTAAGGAATTTCTAGGCAAAAAGAAGGGAGAAATACCCTACGTTTGCATGTATGTTAGCGTATGCATGTAGACCGCCGTCATATAAAGACACAGCTCGAGGTACCGGATGACCGCCTCTGTAACTGCTGTAACGCTAGGTGGATTGTGCAACTCAGATAATGTTCAATTTTCTTTGCCCGGTTAGGGCAAAGTGTGACTGAACAATCTAGATAATATTTAAACTGCTTCGCAGCATTAATAAAACAAAATAGTTCGAGCGCAAGCGAAGAACAGATGTACGCAAGTACATCATTAATAAATACATTACTATGAAAATCTATCAGATTATTACCGAAGACTATGATAATTTTGCTGCTTTTAGAGATACTGAGCCTGCAAAAACACCTACTAAAAAAGACAATTCTGAAAAAGATGCAGAGAAATCTGATGACAGCGTAGTAGGACAAGCTAAACAAAAAGTACAATCGGCTGCAGAATCTATGCCCGACATTGGTGTAGATCTAACTACCTTAGCATTAACCGGCGTTACTATATATGGAGTATCACGCTTATCAGCAGCTGGTCTAAGTAAGCTTTCTGCTAGCTATGCAGATAAGCTGATAAAGACTCAACAAGTTACTGAGATGTGGACCAAGCGTGTAGGTGCTTGGGGTACTTTTTTTAAAGCATTAGGAATCGGCGCAGCAATCATACAACTTTACAAACAACTGTATATTCTAGAAGCTATGTATGTACAGGGTAAATTGCCCGGTGACGATGGTGGCCATGCAAAATATGTAGAGCAACGAGAGTTTGAGTTTTCTGTTTTCATTACACAAGTATTAACACCAACCCTAGTCAAATGGACAGCTAGGGCAGTAGCAAGTATAACAGGAATTAAGTGGGCTATTCGAGTACTAGGCGGCGTAGCCACTTATGCAACAGCAGGTGCAACCATTCTTGCTGTAATTGCAACCGAAGCATTTGCGCTTTGGTTGCAAAACTGGCTTGGAACTAATGCAGGTCGAGATGTTCTCTTTAACTGGACTGGCGGTATGATTCGTTATATTGGTAAACCTGTAGACAGCTTATGGGACCTAATAATGGATGCTTATCAAAGTGCTACTGGAAAGGCTCCTAACAAACTAGTTCCAGGTTCATACAATCAAGCAGATGTTAGAAAATACGGAAGTCAAGATGCTGCTACAGCAGCTCAAGCTGATAGACAAGCTAAAGCAGATGCAAGCGGGCTTAATAATCTAGCAGGAGTCACTGCTAAAACTGGCTTTGTAGTTGATCCTAAGAATCCAACAAGCAAAGTTATTGTTACAGACAAAGATGGTAAACTTCTAAGTAACATTAAACTTTCGTCTAACCCAACGTTAAACTTGTTAAGAACACAGGCAATTAACAGCGGGCAACCTGATCCGTTAACAAAATTTGCTACTCCTGGGCAAAAGTTGCCGCCAATTCCGGGAATTTAAATTAAAGGCATGCCACTTTTCTTTGTGGCTTCAATGTTTTCTTTGATGATTTCATTAATCAGCATTCTATCTTCATATGAGTACGTATGAAATAGTTCATGAGAGCTAACACCGCCTCTCATATACCAACATAAACGAAATATTTCATCTTTTAGGCCCTTAACATCTAACTCTAACTTTTTAAGAAATTCTTCTATAGCTGCATCAGAGAGATGCAAGAGCCTTAGGCGAAAAAATTTGATTGGTCTATAGAAACAATAATTGAGTTTTCTGCATTGCAACTTGCACACTGAACCATTTGTTCAGGCATGTTCCATGCATCTTTGTTTTCTTCTAGTTTGATTTTAATTAACTGATAGGTTTCTCTTTCAGTGTTTCTTAACCAATCTTCAATAAATGCTTTTTCTACAACGG